TACCGAAAAATATAGCCGCAGCGAGTGGCTGCGGCTGTGTTTTATCGCTGAATTATGGTATAATATTTTTTGTCGGAATACGACAACGGGTTGTTAGCTCAGTTGGTAGAGCAGCTGACTCTTAATCAGCGGGTCGGGGGTTCGAAACCCTCACAACCCATATATAAAAACCGCCTAAACAAAGCGTTTAAGCGGTTTTTTGTTTGTGAAATTTTAGTTTAAAATTGCCTTTTTTTATTAAGTGGGGCAGAGGTGGGGCAGAAAGCTTAAAAAGGGTTCTCAAAATCGCTAGCTGCATCTTTGTGCGTATCTTTCAAAACATGGGCATAAATGTTTGAAGTGGTCACACTAGATTTATGTCTAAGCCGCTCTTGAATAATTTTTATATCTCTACCTTTATTTAACAGAAGTGTAGCAGATGTGTGACGCAAATCATGAAAACGAATCACCGGCAAGTTGTGTCTTTCTAAAAATCGTCTCCAACGCTGATAACTCGAATCGGGCCTAATTGGTTTGCCTTCCATGTTGGCGAATAAGAATTTGTGATTGGCCCATTTCCCTTCAGTTTTTAGGTCTAAAACTTCATTGCTTATATATGTTTCTATTAAAGTAGTTAACCAACCTGGTATAGAGACTACCCTGGCTACATCATTCTTAGTTGATTTTTTTAGAAGTAAACCTTCTCCTGCTTTTGCAACTAGCGTTTGTTCGAATGTTAGTTCATCTTCTATTAAATTTATGTGTTTTAATTCTAATGCTGCTAATTCAGCTTCTCTACAGCCTGAGACCAGCGCTATATAAATAATTACTTGCAATCTAAGCGGCTCTTTTGCTAGAGCTGCATTTAACAATTCAATTTTAGCAGGCGTATAAATGGTAGGTGGTCTTTTAGTTGTCTTCGGAAGTCTTACACCTTCCGCGGGATTATTTGGAATTACTTTCCATTCGGCAGCAGTTTCAAATACTGAATTTATTGCAAAATAAATATTTCTGATAGATCGCGGCGAAAGAGGTTTATTTTCTTTTCTTCTGAATCTGTAGGTTTAACGTCTAATCTTGCTCCCGGTTTTTGTAATTTTGCCACTAAGTTAACTATATGAAGTGTAGTTATTTTATCCATTTGAACGCCGCCAAATGCTGGATAAGCTCTTGCTACTATAGATTTGTAGTATTCCGTCCACGTTTTAACTTCTAAGTTGTTTTGTGCGTGTTTTGGCATATACTCATTCTCAACAAATGTTTTAAATGTCATTCTTGCAGGAGCTGTATATCCAGTTTTTTCTAATTCATCGATGAAATTTCTTAACTCTCTTTCTCGCTCTCTTTCGTTTTTTGTTCGAGTCGTTCTGTTAGCGCGAATTGGTGTACCTTTGTAGTCATAACCCACGGTAACCCGCAAACGCCATGAATTTTTACTACGTTGTTCGATAGAACCTTCAAAACGTTTGCCTTTAATTTTTTTAGCCATAACAGTTCCTTCTTTCGCACATACGTTCTTTTTTTCGGTAAAAAGAAAAGCCCGGAGGCTCTCTTTTATTTGATTATATTAATTGATTCAGCATTTAAACCAGGAATTCTCATTTCTCCGCCAATAGTCGTTTCATATGTGTAATTACCATATATGGTTCCGTATACCTCGATGATGTCATCCTCAACAGCATCCGTAAAACCATCATATAGAACCGCCATTGTGTCATCATAATAACCACTTCCGTCATCTGTAACGTTAACACGCATTAATGTTGTGCCAGAATCTTCAATAGCTTGCACTACTTTGCCTTTTATATAATAAGGCTCATCTTTATACGTATCAGCATTTTTATTAAGCATTTGATATGAAATTGATTTTGCGTTATCTTTAGCTTCTTGATTATTTTTGTTTTTTAATTCTTTAGCTGATTTTTCTTCCTGTTCTTTACGCTCTTTATCAGCGTTTAATTGAGCTGAATCATTTAAAAATAAAATAACTGCTTTTTCTGTTGTTTCTTTTCCTTTTTCAGCAATTAAAGTAGCTTGTTTCTCATCTTGGATAGTAACCTCTAAAGTAAATTTTCCCTTGTCATCAGCCGTAGTTTCGGCAAAAGTTGTAGTTTGCTCCATAAGATATATTTTTGCATTTGGATTTGTCATTCCTGCGATAGTTACATTACCATTATCATCGGATGTGAAAACTTCTGATGAAATATTTATAAAAGCAGATTCACTTTTTGAAGAAGTATCAATATTACTTTTTTTTGAATCATTACTTGCAGTTTCACAACCTGTTAAAAACATACAAAAAATTATTAAAAACCCCGTTAATAAAACCATCCCTTTTTTCACATTACAAGCTCCCTTTTGTATGTACCAACCCGCGGCCGCGAACTGGTTACATAGTTATATTTTATTCAAAAGCCTTGCGATGTCTTCCAATTTTTCGCTTCGACTTAATCTACTATCAATAACTATGAAAATTTCTTTTTTTAAAGTGAATGAACAAGAAGTGAATTCGTTTTCTAGTATCACTATATCATGTTGTACGTTCAGTTCATCTAAAGTTTTCATGTATTTATACCCCGTTGTATTTTATTGCAACGTTGCACTTACATTATACATAATTTTTATAAGAAATATCACGTTTTCACAGAAAGTTAATATTCAATAGCAATAACGAGTAAATAAATTATTAATTTATTCTTTTTTCTGTTGCTCATAAAATTCAATGAATGACTTAACTGCTTTGACTGCTTCAGCATCATTCATTACTCGAGCCGCAACAGCTTTAAAATCTTCGTTCTCTTCAACAAATTTATCAACTGCTTCATCTTCTTTTGAAGCTATTTCCGTAATATTTATTTCTTTTTCATTTGCATGTTCTTTTCTTTTTTCTTCTATATAAGCGAGTATCTCTTTTATATCTTCTTCTGTTGCGTTTGAATCAATGTGTGCTGCGATTGTGTCAATAAAACTATTACTACTTCTACCTAGCAAATAATCTGTTGAAACTCCAAAAATATTTGCCAATTTAACTATTGTTTCCATGTCTGGCTCATTTCTACCATTTTCAATGTGTGAGTATGCTCCTCTGGAAATTCCTAATATTTTCGAAATATCTTCTTGTGTTTTATTATTATTTTTTCTTAATTGTTTAAGTCTGTTGCCAAACATTTTTCGCACCGCCTTTAACAAAATATTAACATGAATTAGATACTAAAGGTATCTTTTTAAGAATAAATATACAAAAAGTATCATGTATATCATATGTATCAGATACAAAACGTATCGAAAAGAGGTGGTTAAAAGTGAGATTGTCTTTTAAAGAAAAAAGAAATAAAGCCGGTTTGACTCAAAGGGAGTTAGGAATTGCTGTTGGATTAGCGGAAATTTCTATAAGAAAGCTAGAAAATGGAGAAAGAGATCCAAGCATAAATACAGCGGTGAAAATTTCAAAAGCTTTAAATTCAAATATGGAAGAAATTTTTCCAGATATTTTTTTAGATATTAGTGATACAAAATGTATCTAACAGGATATTAATTCATAAAATAGGAGGCTAGAAAATGAGTAACGAAGAGTTAACTTTGTCAATCAAAACTAGTCAAAGAGAAGATGGGTCTGCATATAATGCCATTCAACTTGGTGACTGGAAAGTAGGGCGATTTGTAACGGGTATTCATTTAGAAATACTGGGTGGTGAACGACCAAAGTTAATTATTGAATGCTATCCAGAAAGAATAGATGTGGATGGTTTAGAAGTAGAGGCTTTTTTAAAACAAATAGAGGAGGGAGAAAAATGAATAACATCAAACAAGCAATTATTAAACTAGAAACAATTTTAGAAAATGGTAATGCAATAGAGAGCGGCACAGGCATTAAAGGAATAACGAGGAAAGTATTATTTACGAACATTAAGACTGCTCTTATACCTCTTGGCGCAACGCAAGCTGATGGGACACAATTAAACATTTCTTCTGTTAATTGAGGATTGAATTACATCTATAATGATGAAGCAAATGAGCAATACAACCCAAGCGGCACAGGTTACTTAATGACTAAGATTGAAAATGAAAATATAACAAATGCGGCAGCGTTGAAACAATGGGGTACTTTAGAACTTAGAAAGTTATCATCGCCATCATATCAATACGAAGCAAATATTTTAATGTTAGAACAAGTCTATGGTTTTGAAGCACATCGAATAAGAAAAGGCAGTTTTGTAAGAATTGTAGATTTAGAAATGAGTCCTCCAATTACAGTACAAGCAAGGGTTATTGAGTTAAATATTTGTTATAGCGATATGTCAAAAAGCACTTGTGTAGTTGGTGATTTTATTGATATTAATTCGGCTACACCTGCGATTATAAATCAATTGAGGGAAAACGCGAAAGTATCAACAAATGCTAATAAAGTTGCGTCAATCGCAAGTAATAAGGCTGAAACAGCACAGCAAATCGCTAGTAGTGCCGAAAGTGTAGCAAATGATGCAAATACAAATGCAACAGATGCAAAACAAGTAGCAAATGATGCTAAAGATTCCGCTGTCACAGCAATAGATACAGCTAATGACGCGTTAATGAAAGCTGGTGATAACAATAAACCTTTTTATGGTGAGCTACCGCCAGCTATTCCAAAGATAAACGATACATGGTTCAAGATAGATGAGGTTGAAAATACTATAACAGGTGTTTTTAAGTGGGATGGGATAATTTGGAAAGAAATACCTCTGGATTATAACGCTTTAAAAGTCGGGGAGTTATCAGCGATTACTGCGAAATTAGGTGATGTAGAGAGTGGGAGTATCACAGGTGCTGAATTTATTCACAATATTAATTATCGTGATGATGAAGGCAATTTGTTTACTGGGACGGTCACGATGAATGACGATGGCTTTAATGCTGCTACAGTACTGCCAACTGGTGCCGGCTCTACTATTTTAAAAAGTGATGTTACAACGCTCGGTGGTGTGAAAGTAGCACAGCAACTGATGGATCATAATGTTTCCGGAGAACTAAAAGAGGCAATGCTACGCGGTGATTCGTTAGATTTCTCCAAGGAGGGACAAACAACTTTATCTGTAAATGCAGATTCGTTTTATAACACAAGTTGGAAAGATTTACCGCTAAACGCAGGTTATTCAACGGCAGAAAGTAACACACCTCAATACAGAATCATATGTGTTTTTGGAATTAGATTTGCTATCTTCCGCGGTCAAGTTCAAAAATCAACTGCGTGGACTGCTACAAATAATGCTTTCGCTTCTGTTCCTTTTGAGGTCCAAACAACGAAAACCGCGATGGCTTACGCACCAACAAACAAAGCGAGTGGTGGGCGTGTTCATGCTTCATCAAGTAACGCGATGGGATTTATACCAGCGGAAACGAGTGTTACTTATTTTGCGTTAAATCAATTATTTTATGTTTTAGATTAAAGCCGAGCAAGGCTTATTTTTTATGGAGTGACAATGAGGAGATGATGAAAATTGGTACTTGGGAGTATTTCGATAGCAGGGATGAGTGTGGGGGAGCTAATAGCTTTAATTAGTTTAATAGCGGCAATCGTAGGTTTTGTGATTAGGTGGGCATTAGTCGCACCTTTAAGAAATATGATTGATTCTCTGGATATCACTTTAAAAAGTCTAAGAGAAGAAATGTCCGAAAGCAAGAAAGATCGTATGAGTTTACGAGAAAAGCAAAACGATCATGATAAAGAGATTGCTTTATTGAAACGGGAAGATAAAGCGATTTGGAAGTATGTTACTGAAAAAAATGAAAAGGAGGTGAAATGATGAAAATTAACTGGAAGGTACGATTGAAAAACTGGCGAACTGTTGTAGCAACACTTATTACAGTTCTTGGCGTCGCATGGACAGCGGGAGGTTTTACTATATCTGATTTAGATAACTGGTCTGCTTTGTGGCTTTCATTTGTAAGGGTCCTAAATAGCCCAATGGCGATTGTTACAACAGTAGTAGCTGTTATCGGAATTTTGATGGACCCAACAACTAGTAAATTCTCCGATAGTTTAAAAGTAATGAATTATTCAGAACCAAGAAAGGATGATAAATAATGGCAAGTTATTATTATAGTAGAAGTTTAGCGAATGTAAATAAGTTAGCAGACAATACTAAAGCGGCAGCTAGAAAATTGCTAGATTGGTCTGAAAGCAACGGAATTGAAGTATTAATCTACGAAACAATTAGAACGAAAGAACAACAAGTCGCAAATGTTAACAGTGGAGCGTCTCAAACAATGCGCTCTTATCACCTGGTAGGACAAGCATTAGACTTTGTCATGGCGAAAGGTAAAACGGTCGATTGGGGTGCTTATCGTTCAGACAAAGGCAAGAAATTTGTGGCAAAGGCAAAATCTTTAGGTTTTGAATGGGGCGGTGATTGGTATGGATTTGTAGACAATCCGCACCTTCAATTTAATTTTAAAGGTTATGGAACTGATACTTTTGGAAAAGGAGCTAGTACTAGTAATTCTTCTAAACCAAGTGCAAACACAAACACGAACAGTCTAGGATTAGTAGATTATATGAATCTAAATAAACTAGATTCAAGCTTTGCGAATCGTAAAAAACTAGCGAATCAATACGGAATTAAGAATTACACAGGAACAGCAACGCAGAACACAACATTATTAGCGAAGTTAAAAGCAGGAAAACCACACACGCCAGCAAGCAAAAACACATACTACACAGAAAATCCTAAAAAAATCAAAACACTAGTACAATGTGATCTATACAATTCAGTAGACTTTACAACAAAAAACAAAACTGGTGGAACATATCCGCCAGGCACAGTCTTCACGATTTCTGGGATGGGGAAAACTAAAGGCGGGACACCTCGCTTGAAAACGAAATCTGGTTACTATCTCACTGCTAACACGAAGTTTGTTAAAAAGATTTAGTTTGTTGCCCTCGCTTCTTGCGGGGGTTTTTTTATTTTATAAATAGGATACTTTCGTGATACTTTGAAAAATGTGAATTAGATTACAATGGAAGTAGTGATTTTAAGATAAAAACTAAAATATTTTTAACTGTTAATGAAACCCTCTGTTTCAAGGGGTGCAAAGAAGGGCGCAGAGGTATTAAATTTGGCTGTTTATTTATTTTTTGAGTATGATGATATGTCAGTGATTTAAAATGTATTAATAAATACTATAAAACGGAATTTAATGTTATGAAACAAATATGTAAGAAGAATGCTTGAGATTTAACTGTTTACAAAGAGGGTAAAAGTGTATATAGTTAACTAAAGAAATGCAAAATTCGGAGGAAATAAATATGACTAGGATAGCATCGTTTGTATGTTGTTTAGCTTTAAATCAAGATGATAATCAAATAAAAATTGTGAACCCTATTAATACAGTTAAATTAAAAAGGTTGCCTAATAATTTTTCGTTTATTATAAATTTTACTTTGGTTGATTTTGATGCTAATACAGAAAATTTATTAAAAGTAACCATTAAAGATCCTTCTGATAAAATAGTATTTGATTCAGGGGAATTACCGTATCCCAAAGGCTATATAAATGATAACAAAACCACAAATAGTATAAATATTGCCTTGAATTTAAGTAACTTAATGATAGAAAGCTTTGGGGAATATAATATTTTTATTAAAAGTCATGAGAAACAAATTGATTCATTTCCATTATATTTTGAGGAGGATGGTAGTTATGAACAATAAAGCGGTATTAAGTAGTGTTCTGTTTTTGACGTTGATAAGTGCCCCCACGCATACTCCTAAACAAGTAAATTTTGTAAATCCAAAAAAAGAGAATCTAAATGAAAGTATTGTTCATATAAATTACTGTATGAATGAGTATAATAATGTTCCTGTATTAGAGATAAACCAAGGCAATTTAAATGGTGATGTAAGTGGTGATTTATTAGGGAAACAGGTGAGATTAACTGATCAAGAATATGCTGAGTATCAAAGAGCGACAAATGAGTATTATAATGAGAATGGTAGTAAGCTTTTTAGCTTAGATAATTTTTATGCATAATGATTTAAGTAATTATCTCAATAGTGTTTTTCCAGGTATTGATTTCACCGAAAAATCAAATGTAATAAAAAGAGCAGTTAATCAATTTGATAAACTTGAAGGAAATAAATTTATCACTCATAACTGCATTACTCATTTAGCTCAAGGTGATATTTTTAAAAATGTTCCCTACATCCATTTTAACACCAATACAGGTGACTACATGAAAACTCTCGTTGATGCGGTTCTAGTATCAAATACATGCGATGCATCTAGAAAAGAAAATTTAACCTTTGCGCCTGTACTTCCTATATCTCTATTTGACAATAACGAATTATCTCATAATGAACTTAAAGCTAATAATAAATTTGCATTTCTATATATTCCCGACATAAGATTGCAGGATAAAATAATAGATTTTAATTCATTTTTTAGTTTTCCTCGTGAAACTTTTGAATCTCTTTTAGATGACCAAAGAGTTGAAAAAAAATACTCTTTAATGTTAACAGGTTATTATTTATATATTACAAAATTAGTTACTTTATTGTGCAGACCTGAAAGCGAAGAAGTAATTAGAAGTTAACCGCCCTAACCTCACCGTTAGGGCTTTTTTTTATGCAAAAAAACACGCTAAACATAAGCTTAGCGTTTGCTGCATGTCTAATGACTCAGCTCAATTAGTTGAATGAAATGTAGACAGAATCCACAAAATTATTATATATAAATTTAAAAAGCGTCAATAATTTAAGATATTGCGAATAATTATACACTTTCATTCATTCGGAAGGATAGATATTGGTCTAAATAAGGGGATTTCTTAAAAAAATTAACATATAATTTGAATAGATATGTACTTTTTGTGACTAGCGCAAAGGAAAATGCATAAACTGTGAATAACCACCTGAAATGGGGGCTTTTTTGTGATTAAAAACACGATGTTACACATAATGTGTAAGAATGAATCTAAATAAGCTCGGTTTTTGGTCGTTCGCGACAAGAATCGGACATTTCATTACATTTTTGGTTATACATTGGTTTTTCATGTTATATTTCATTTGCATGAATTTGTGATGCAAAATACATAAAAAAGGGAGAATATACATGAAAAAAAACATCTTAACAAAGAATCATTTCTTAATTATTGGAGGGTTATTATTAATACTTTGCTTATTTCCTTACAACGCTAAAGCTGCTGATAATACCAACTTACCTCAATCAAATGAAATTATCTATGATTGTAACAAAAATCTAACTACCGAAGAAGTAGACAAGAGATTCACGGATATTTCTACTAAATATGTAGCAAATGAAGCTTTCTCGAAGGAAGATGCTGAATTTGTTGTACGATATTCTGATAAAGAAGAGAAAGAAGAACCTGTGGCAAAGCCTTTATTAAAAGGAGTCAACTTTTACAAAGGGACAAGTTCTAAATCATTTAATAAATCAAAAACTTCTATGGGAGTCAAAGTAACTTTTTCTGGTAAAATAAGTAGTCACTTAAATGCAATTAATCCTGGTGATCAGTGGTATTCTGGTAAAACTACTGCTAAAATAAACAGTGGTAGCTCTAAAGTCAAAAAAATAAAGTCTGTAGTATCACAAAACACTTATGGCTTAATTGGTAATAGCGGTACCTATATAGGGTTGGTTCATAAATCTTCTTTGTCAAGTACAACATCAAAAAAAGGTGCAACAACTAATTACTTGGATCAAAAGAAAAAATATTCCGCCCTATTCGTTTCATATGCATATACAACGACATATGTTGAAGTAACTACTACGTCAGGCACATTTAATTTATATGGAGTTTAGAGAGGTGATTTAAGTTTGAGTAATTTTAACATATTGGGAACATTGATGTTAATAGCTGTTATAGCTTTGGTAGTTTATGTTATTGCAAGAGTTTTTAAGAGATTGAAAAAATAATTAAAATTCATTTCAATTGTAGCTAAAAAGATCTCGACAAAAATCGAGGTCTTTTTTAGTTATATAGCCTTTTCCACTCGATTTAAAGAACGTTTGTTCGTATAATGTGTTTAAGAGGTGACGAAAATGTATAATTTAATTGATGATATTTTAGAACATTCAATAGTATTAGCAGACGCGCTCAGACGCAATTGGTCAATAGAAATATTGTTTTTAAAGAATAATCATCACATGCGATACAAGTATGTCGTGCCTGTCCACATTGACATCAAAAAACACATTGTATCACTTGAAAGATTTGACGAACGAATAATTGACATTAATATAGAAGATATTGTTTTTTGTGAGGTTATGACATGAGAGTGTATAGCTTTAATGATTTTAAATATATATGTTACATTGAGGGGAAAGATCGTGCTGTAAAAAAACTATTTGCTAGTTTGCGGACAGATAAAGAAATTGCTATACTAAATAAAATGTTAGAAAAGAATACAATTAAAATAGAAGAAATTTATAAAGAATATTTGCGGGGCATAAATGGGGCAGAGATGGGGCATAACGAAACAACTTATAACTGCTTATAGCTTCTTGCAACTGCTTTTTGAAAAATACAAACCGCATAACAAAGCCGTTTTCTTCGCATGACTGCGTGTAACTGCTTATAACAAAACCAACTCTTAATCAGCGGGTCGGGGGTTCGAAACCCTCACAACCCATAAAAACAAACGCCAGTGACTGTTAAAGTCGTTGGTGTTTTGTCGTTTTTACGGGCAAAATGTTAATAATTTCAATAATAAGCTGATTTCTTTTTGATTATTTATCGATTACATAGAAAATAAGTGGAATTTCAAAGTATCTAATAATTTACTACATGATATACAAAAGGAGTTGTTTCAGTGAGTAGAATTGACATCGGAGAAATACAAGCTTTTTTATACCAGCTACGTGCAGCCAATGAACCAGGAAGGAAAACTATCCAATCTATCAAAGCGGCCGTGACAAAGTATGTGGGAGATAATAGTTTAAAAGGAAAAGCAGTTGATGCATCGAAAAATTATTATCAAATGACTTATTTCCCTCTCTGTGATGCAATAATCGAAGCTATGGACGAAAGTGAAGAAAGATTGGGGCAGTACATCCAAGATTTTCATGCCGAAGTTGATAGCTCACCAGATGCCAAAATCGATGCGGACGGTTTATATGAACTGGGTAAAATGATTGACCGAATAGAAAGCAAAAAAGAAGCTTTAGCACAGCGAATGAACAGTGGAACAGAAGGGCAAATGCAGAATTACCGTTCCCAGTTAGCTATTGCGTATAAACAGGAAAATATTCTCGAAAAATATTTGTCATTTGAACAAAGCCATGCTAACTTTTTTGACCATTTGATTGACTTGGTTCAAGCGGTTCAGCAGACCATCCGCGAACTTCAGTCTAATATCCAGTTCAATAGCCAAACAGGCACTTACGATTTAAGTAAACTGAATAGTGCTACAGTGAGTCGAATGCAACAAGCATTGAATAAATCACGAGGTATCAAAGAAGACATTATAAAAGAACTACGGGACTACACAGTGCTTGCAGTGGTATATTTAGATAGTAATGGAAAAGAACAAGTCATGTGGTTATTAGAACGAGACGGCGTAGGGGTAGAGAATGCGGAACTCAAAGCCTATTTAACAGAAAATGGAAAATACTTAAACCCAGAAGACTACACGATTATTACGAATGAAGAATTAAACAAGAAAATCAACCAATCTTGGCGAGATGGTGTTTATTATCTAAATGGTAATAAGTATGATGGACTAACTGGCGGCGTCTTATCTACCTCGGCATATGTTGAAGCTGGAAAAGGATATATAGATAAAAGCGGGTTTGCGGATGTTGTACTGGGGCTTGGGTTGAGTACGGCTGCGATTAGAGGTAGCCTAGTATATAAGAAAGTTAATGGGCCATATAAGCAAAACATAAAAAACAGATATCCTAATGAGGTTCAACAAGGGAAAATTTTCGATTATACTTTAGAAAATGGACAAGTGAAAATTCGTGATGGCATTAAAGAAGTTGATTTTATAATAGATCTACAAGGTAATTTAAAAGTTGGTAGAGGACATGCTCACTTGTCTAATGGAGGGGATGTGCAAGCAGCAGGTAAATTAAAAGTGGACTCGAATGGTAATGTTAGAAGAATAACTAATGAATCCGGACACTATACTCCTACACTTGGACAGGCGAAGAACTATCAACAAATTTTTGAGAATACCGGAATAAACACTAAAAATGCTTGGTTGGAAACATATCAACTAGATGTAACTAAATCTGGTTATGTAGACTTAGCAAAATTGAAGAGAATAGATTCCGTAAAATTAAAGTAAAGGAGTGCTCATTATGAGTAAAACAACTCAAATGAATAGCGAAATTTTCCAAATAAATTTAGAGAAAACTTTAAAAGAGATAATGGTGGCAAAAGGGCTTCAAAGTGATGAAATCAGATTTGTGATAGTCCCCGTAGAAGAAAAAGGGAAGATGTTAGATGGTAGTGATGAAATGATGAAGCGATTAGTTTTGACTAAAGAAAATATAGGTAATAAACAATTAGTACTAAAAGATGTTGTAGATGTTTTAGGTGGATTATTCCCTAAAGCTCCTATTTGGATAAATGTTTCTTTTTTAGAAATGAACGGAGAAAAAGCTATATTTAAGCTGGAAACGAGTTTGCGTTTTAGAAAGCCGACACTATTAAGGAACTCTGAAACAGGGCACGCACCATTTAAAGCGATAACTTAATTTGAATACTTCTTTAGATAAAGTGAGACACTTGAAAGGACAATCTTAGTGTTTTAAATATTAGTAACTATGAAATAATTGTTAATTCAGGTTTAATAACACGCTAAAACCATAATAGTAGGGAAGATTTTTTTAATAATGTTATGGAATATCTTAAGTAGGAGGCATTATAGCAATGTTTAAAACAATAGTAGATACACTAATTGCTCAAAGAAGGGACAGAAAAAATTAAAGAATCAGAACGGAGACAAGAAAATTACCGAGCGAAAAGAGAAAATTTAACTGAAGTATATAGATCTTTAATCTTAATAGTTAATCTATTTCCAAATGAATCACCAACTGATATTATTAAAAATATTAAATACGGTCCCTATTATAGCTTAGAGAACTACAACGGGATTTTTCGCACCCTAGATTATAAAATTGAAGATTATGAGAAGCGAAAAAGTTTTTCGAATCTTGATTATGAAGAAAAGAATGATATTGATATTGAAATATCAAACATAGAATATGCTAAAGATAAACTTGCTAGGAATCGTAAATCATATCAAAAGGCTGTAAAATGTTTTAATCAGTTTAAAGACTCAGATAAAGCGATTTTTGATCTTTATGCGGGTACACATGTTCAGAATTGTCTTGTTAATTTTGAAATTACCATAAACAATGTTTTTATTTCTGGGATGAGTGTGGGTATTCCAGATAGTCCTTATGAGAATAGTATCAAAATAGCTAGTCGAAAATTAATTAGTGCTATGAAAAAAGATATTGGAATTACTTGAAATAAATATATATTTTTCATGCTACTATAAAAAGACTTGGTTATAGTAATAATAGCTTTATTGAACATAGAGCATAGAGACTTTCAATAAGTATAAAGGTATTTTCCGCTTAAACAGCGGATTGTGAGTTTGAAACCTCAACAAGCCATATTGGAAAACCTCATAAACAATGCGTTTAAGCGATTTTTGTGAAATTTCAATCCACAAGAATGGTATTTTTATCCAGTAATTTACTAATTCGATAAAAACCAACCTTCACCCAACAGGAGCTAACATGAAAAAACTAAAACAGCTAACTAATCAATTATTTACATCAACTATCTTCCTAATCACCATGTTATTTATCATACCCCCAACATTTGCGATAGCTGATGGAAGTAAAGTGAGTTTTTATGAATATATATATGGAGCACCTTTAAGATGGCTAACTGTAATTAGTACAACTGAGAAGAAAGGTGCATTTTTGGAGATGTTTTTCTCGGAGAACGAAGGAATAAATATCCAATGGCTCAACCTAATAATAAACTTCCTCCTAGTTTTCCTTGTAATAACAATTATCTTCTCACTAGCAAAAAAGTTTTACAATAAAAAGAACGCCTAA